TAATATCTTGAGTATAGTCGCCAAGTTTTCCGACAAGTTTAACGAGATCCTCGGAAGCTCCTTTAATCTCAAGGGTTCCGTCTTTGTGTATCATCAATGTGGTTTTTCCAGTAAAAAGACCTACATCGCCTTTTTTCATTTTGGGTCTTTTGGGATTCCACACAAAAGCCATGAGCCGGTCTTCTTTTGCTCCGACTTGAATCACTACGGAGTTTCCTTTTTCTGGGTATGAATATAATCCGTAAGGACTGTAATGAATCGCCTTTCTTTCTGTTCCGAGAGATGTAATTTTACACATTTGGTTTACTCCGCTATCATCAAACGATTTAAGGATAGCAGTTCTCACTATATTTTTCAACTTGTTTTTAATCCAAGAAATCATATTTCTTTATCCCTCTCCGCTAAGTACCTGCTTATATCTGCTTTTTTCTCTGCTTTCTGCATTATGGAGCTGTCTATTGCGTATGCATCCGGATATGTCAAAACAAGCGATGTTGTTTCTCCTGACAAGCTTTCTTTGAACTCAACACTTTTGATCAAAAATGTTCCAGAAACTCCGAGTATTTCATCATCAATCCTTGCTCCATATCCTATGTCATAAATCATTTTATTTTGCGAATGGAAGGGAACTTCAATCGTGTACTTTAAACTTCTCGCTTTTCTTATGTTCATTTCCTCTATTGCTCTTTGTCTGCATTCTTTGGTTGTCATTGATTCTTCTGCTACAAATTCGTAATATCTTGAATTTCTTATGCTTTTATCTTCCGAATCTCCTTTTCTGAATACGGTTGCTTCGCTGAATTCGTCTTCAAGTTGTGCCTGTGACTTGCAAACATATTTTTGAAATCTTTCTGAAATATCTATTTCCATATTGCTTGAAAGTATTGTTCCTTCTGTTCCTTTTTTGGTTGTAAAATTAAAAACTGGAACTATACCGCTGTTTATTCTAAAAAGTTTTATACCCTGTCCGTCAGAGTTGATCATAACTCCTCTTTTTCTTGCATAGCCCTGTATCAAATCAAAAGCCGAAGAACCTGCATCGCCGGCTATTAACTCAATGTAATCAAATGGCTTTATAGAACCTGCTTCGTTTTTGACTGGAACATTCAATCCAATAGACTTGAGTATTTTGTTTATTATCAAAACCAAATCCATTCCTGCTTTGAAATTTTTTACTCCGTCCGGAAGACTTGAATCAAGAAGGTCCATAACCTTGTCCCTGCCGGAATACGAATAAGAAATTCCGCTGTAAGAAGAATCTCCGGTTACTGAATCAACAAAACCATCAACCCACAAAGCACCGTCAACGAGTATTTTTATTTCGTCTCCTGCTTTAAACCTGTATTCATCTGAACTTAAAGAAAAAGAACAGGAAGCGTTGTCTATATCTCTTTTGACCGAAGCATCTGTCCACTTTTTAAATTTTTCAGTTCCAACTTTTACTTCAATCATTTTTCCAACACCAATGTTACTCCTTCGAGTTGAAGTTTTCCTTCGTTTGTGGCTGTCAATATGTCGGCTTTTTCTTCTATCTCTTCCCTCGTTGTAACTTCTTCTGCATATATCAAGTAAGCTGCTACCGTGGCAGGAATAAGCGGAAGATCTGTTTCGGTTATTCTGTAAACTTCTTTTTCTTTTTGCGACAATATTTTAAAAACAATTTCCTGCAACTTATCAAGCTTTTCAATTACATTCGAGTCGTTTACTATCGGGTCGTTCAACTCAACACCTTTGTCAATTATTCCTTGCCTTATTTTCTGCAAACTAAGTCTTACTCTTGTCACATCATCAACAGTTAAATAATTCTCATTCAGAGCGTTAAGCATTGAATATGAAAGACAATCTATCCTAAAGCTTTGAACTGTTACTATTCTGTTTTTGTTTCTTGTTTCCCAGTCCTGCGTTTTGTCTGATGTCCACAAAGGAATATCGAAATCCTTTTCCTGTCCTTCTGAAAAAAGCTCCTCAAAAGCTTCTATAAAAGATTCAGAAATACTGGTCAACTGCTTTGGTAAATTTTTGCCCCAGTCTGTTGATTTGGTTACAATTCTGTATGTATCTCCAATCCCGACAGCGCTTGCCAACGAAGCAAAAACTCCTTCTTTTACAGCAAGATCGGCATAGTTTTCAGCGTAAAGAATAGCCGTCTTTAAAAGACCAACCGCCTTTTCCATTTTCCTGGCAACAGAGTTGACTTCCTTTGCTATTTTGCGAGCCGTTTCAAACATATTTTTTGCATCATTTAAGGCATTGATTCTGCTTGCGTTTGTTTTTGGCGGTTTGTAATTTGCGAGAACTGCATTAGTAATGGCTTCATTTACCTCGTTGTATCCTTCGAGAGCATCTTCGCTTGTTACTTCTGCTTCAAGAACCGCTCCGGTCATATCTTCGAGCTTGAATTCTATGGAAAATCTTATTTTTCCTACTTCTTTGTTGTTGGTTTTTATTTCGTAAGTGACCGGCTTAACATTCATTCTTCCGAATTCAGGTAAAACAAGGTCTCCTTTTTCTTTTTCAATAAGAACCTTTCTCAGTCTTTTGAAATCTGAAATATAATCAGAACCCGAAATATAGCACTCTACAAAGAAATCTTGTGGCATACCACCGAGATCCTGAATTGTCCTGTTGTCTGTTTTTGGATAGTCGAATACAGCTATTTTTCTTCCACCTCTTTCTGATACTGATTCAACGAAAAAAGAGATTCCCTTGAATTCAGAATTCAGAAGTTTTTCTATCCGAGTAGCCATTATGTACCTACCTGAAAACCTAGGTTTCCTGCCGGTTTATTTTCTTTTATTTTCGCGTTGCCTTTGTTGTCGATTTCTATTTTCAAGACACCGCCTATATCATTTTTTACATTTACATCAACTGATTTTTTTTGACCAATTTTGTCTTCTTTTTTTACTGCTTTTATGTTTTCTATTTCGGTTATTGATTTGACCTTTTTTTCATCAAGAGTATCTGTCGAAGCAAGAGTGCCGGCTACGGATTTAGCGCTTTCTATTTGCTTGAATCCGCCACCGGTTTCAGGAGCCGTTTGCTTACCGAAAAGGTTTTTTATTATCGGCATATTGTCAATGGCTTCGCTTACTTTTCCGAAAACTCCTGTGATGTCTTGCCACACCTTCATTATTGTTTCGCCTATTGAAATAAACGGAGCAAATGCAGGAGCTAAAGCAGAAGAAAGCCAGTCAATAAAAACTCCGAACTTGGAGCTTACCCAGTCTATGGCTGAACCGATTCCGTCAAAGACAGCGTTTGAAACAAAAACTACTCCTTCGCTCCATTGTTTCCATATAATTTTCATTCCGTCAACTATCTTGTCCCAATTCTTATAGACAGCAACAATCGCCATTGTTATCAACGCAAGTGCAGGAGAAATAATCGCAAGTCCAACAGCAAATTTTTTCCAATTATCGGCTATGTAATTTATGGCTGAAACTACTTTTGTTTTCACCCAATCCCAGTTTTTGTATATCAAATAAATTGATGCTACAACAGTGCCAATGGCGAGTATTACCCAACCAATAGGATTTGTCGCAAGCCAGATCAATGACTGAGTCATTACCTTCGCTACTCCAAGCATCGCCACTTTCATCATAGCAAGTCCGCTTATCACAAGCGGAATGGCGCTTGCCATCTGACCTATGACAAGAGCAACCGTTCCTATTGCGAAGGTTGCTGATGCAGTAACAGTTATCAAAGCAAGAATGTAACCGACGGTCTTCAAAATCATAGGATTTAGGTCGCCTATCCATGCAATCCAACCTCCTACTTTCTCGGTTATAGCAATAAATGTCGGCATAAGCTGTTCTCCGAGTCTGGTCCTCAAATGATCAACAGAAGAACCAAATCTTTTCATTGCCCCGTCACTTCCTGCCATAAGGTCATTCATAAGAGTTTCGTTTACTCCGGAAGTATTCGCCATATCTTTGCTGAAATCAGCGAGAGCGCCACCACCTTTTTCCGCCATACCCATAATTGCAAGTCCGGCTCTTCTTCCAAAAATGTTAATGAAATCTCCTACTTTTCCACCTTTCTCTTTTACCTGCATCATAAGACCGGTCATATCTTTGATTTTTCCCTGAGAATCTTTTATAGATCTGGGGTCTATTCCTAATTTTCTCAAAGACTTAACAGCCAAAGGACTTGTTCTTGACATTTCCATTATCATCGCAGTCATTATTGAACCGGCTCTTGCTCCGTCTATTCCAGCTTTGTTCGCCATAACGATCATCTTTGTCATATCTTCAAATCCCACACCTGCTTGATTCGCCATTGGAGAAACCATTGCCAGGGAACTCATATATTCCGACAATTCTCCGCCACCGTGCTTTGTTGCCAAAGAAAGAGCATCGGTTACTCTTGCGGCTTTGTCTTCTGACATCTGAAAACCGCCAAGTATATCAGCAACTCCCTTAACTGCTTGACCATACTCCATTTTTTCATTTGTAGCCATTGCCATAATTGCAGGAGTCGCCTTCATTATTTGATTAACATTGAACTGCTCCTTCAACAACATTTCCTGAACACCTGCTACTTCGGCTCCAGAATAATGATATGTTTTCGCCATATCAATCGCCTGGCTTCGCAAGAGAGCTATTTCCTCAGTTGTTCCCTGCAATCGCATCTGAACCCTTCTGAAAGAAGTGTCGAATTCATCTGCTCCAGATATAGCGCTTTGAAGAACTTTCATCGAACCAACCGCAATAAGACCTTGCTTGAGTCCAGTTAATTTATTGCCGAAATTATTAAACTTTTGAGAAACTTTTTCAGCACCGGAAGACAGATTTTTGGTAAACTTTTGTGAAGCTCGCTCCATCTTATTCATTACTGGTGTCATTTTATCTTGTAAACGATAAATATAAGATGCGCTGAATGACATTTAATCTGCCTCCTTATCCTGCATTTCCTTTATTGTGGAAGCTATGCAGTCAAGCGTCCACAGATTCATATCCTCAAATTCAAGGTACGACCCACCGCCTAAAGCTGCTACTATCCTCGTGGCTTGCTCGATATAGTCTTCCGCTGACCAACCGAGCTTAAATCGAAAAAAGTTGCATACAAGGATACGATCAAAAGTTTATCTTCCATTGATAAGCTGTCAAACATAGCTGTGGAAAGTCCGGTTTCGTCTTCATCGTCAACCCTGCAAAGTCTTCTTTCTCCTGCTGAGCTGTATCTTGTAGTAAGTAGTTTTTTACCTGCTTCAAGCCAGTCTTTTGCCGGTCTATCTCCAGAAAGTATGATATGAGTCAGTCCTTCTGAATCATCAAGCAATTTTTCTGGATCTGGAGCTTTCTGCTTGTGAAAAGGAACTTGCTCTTCTCCTACTTTTCCGGAGTTGTCGGTTGTTTTTGCAGGAAGCATTTTGACATATTCCATTCCTGCCTTTTTTGCCATTTGAGTGAGTGTCAGGCAATCATAAGACGAATCTTTGACCGGCTCGAAAAAGATCAAGTGAGTGGCTTTAGCCATATCTCCTTTTTTGGCGTATTCGATAGGTTCTTCGAGCTTTACCTTGAATCTTCCCCTTTCAATACTTAATTCAACAACGGTTTCTTCAAATAATTCTTTTTGTTTTTCAACCACTTTGCACCTCCTTGTTTACATTAAACCATCTGGTCGCCTTCAAACTCGAAAGGAACTTTCGCATCACTTCCGGCTTTTCTGGCGACTTTGTTTACAAGCGACTGTCCTTTGAATGTTCTTACAACATTCTGATTCTGGACTCTTTCAACGAGCTGAACAACATTTCCTCCAGTCTGCGATTTGCATTCCGCGATAAGCTGATCAAGCTCCCTTGTGTTATACATCTGGAATTTTACCTTTCCTATTGCCGTACTCGCATCTTCCATGTGAACACTTTCATTTCTTCCGCCACCGGTCGTTGCGTTTTCAACAATAACTTCGGCTTCTCCTCCTTCGTATTCAAGTGAGTTCGGTACTATCGAGATTGGCTCGTTGTTCAGTATTACCGACATTACAGATAATGCTTTTTTCATAATAATTTCCTCCTATTAACTCATTTTAAAAACAAGGTTCAAAGCCATATTCACGGTTCCTATCTGCGTAACTATCGGAAGAAATCCATCAATTTCTGCTGTTCTTTTTGCAAGATCAATGGAAACTTTCAATTCGTTAAGAACCTGCGAAACTATTGTTCCGTCCATCTGGACAAGAGCATCTTTTCCAAGATCTTCGTATGCATCCATAAAAAGACCGGCAATAGAACTTTCATTGTGAATATTTCTTCTTTCTATAAGATCTCCGCCTGTTGCCCTTGACTGAGCAAGTTTCTGCTTCATAAAGTTGAAGATATACTCACGGCAAACGCTACCTGTATCAACAAATTCAAGATACTTGAAGGTGTCGCTAGGCAATCCGAGTTCGTCGTATTTGTAATTTGTTGCAGTTGCTCCCATTACAACAGCCGATTCAGTATCGTTTACATCAATTACCGTGTAACCGACAGCTTCAAGACCTTCTTTCTCCGTTTCATTAAAAAGAAGAACCGCAGGAGTAATCGGAGTCATAGCGAGCGGTGTGTTATGATACGGAAGCGAAGCGAGAGCTTTTCCGCCGAAATTGTCTTTTCCGGAAGCTATTACATAATCAGCAATCGGAGCGTTAAGCTCAAGTCTAAGCGCCCTTATTGCCATAAACTCAGCGACAGAAAAATCAACAGGGTGAACAATGGAAGGTCCGGTCTGCTTATGTCCGTTTATAGGAACAACATCAGGAGTGAGCTTGTTTCCAATAACCATCGTTTTGGTGTTCTGAGTAGTGAGGGCTGTGGTTATATTTGAATAGCTGTCACAAAGTCCGTAGAATGTAACTCCGTCGTTTATGAGGTTGTTGGAGTTAAACCTTGATTCCATTACGCTTTTTACTGCTGCAAACATAACTGTAAAAGTCGAAGGAACGAGAACTCCTGTAACTCTTCCTGCCGGAAAATCTGATTCAGCATAAGCAGG